ATCGAAGGGGTTGGCTGGTGGGTTACGGTCCGTGAACCGGTTGCCAAAACTATGCATCCAGGCAACACGGCAACTCACAAGAAATCTCTCGCAAGTTTCAAAACCAAGGTGCCCTCCAGATCAACTTTGGAGGTGTTCATGACTACTTCCTCGAAAAGGTCCCTGACCTCTGAGCCCATAAGCGAATAACGCTCAATGCAGAACGCCGTGAAGTCCATATCAGAAAGACGGTTTTCAAAAGGAACAACTATCTTTTTGGTAATATTATGCAACGTCACGCCGGCTGCCTTGGCATTCCAAGTGAGCCCAGATTCTACGTCGATCAACTTTCGCTTCTCATCGGCCACGAAAGCAAACTCGTATTTGAACCTCTCAAGAAAGATGTCACGAAGGGCTGGGTAATAGCGGAATTCATAAGCATACCCGACGGATTTGCCGGCCATGTACTCATGATCAGACACAGCTTGATTCTTGTTGGCACGCATGTTGAACCTGCCCAGAGCTTTACCCAAAATGGGAACCGTGAGGTGTTTACTCTGTGCAGGAACAAAAAACTTGCTCAAGAATGTGGCAGTCCAAAGCTGGGAATGCCGAATGACTTTTGCTTCCATTAAAGCCTCGCTCGCAATGGAAGTGTAAATCTTTTCGACATAGCGGCATTTCCCAGTTACTCGCGCTATCATGTCATCGCCTAATACCATAGCGGTGACGGAATGAGGCTTCAACTCTAACATTGCAGCATGCAGAATGCACAAATTCCACCAGGTGTTTCGGAACGTAGTGTCCGTCGCACCTGTTGGAAGTTGATTCTGAAGTTTTGCAGTAATGCCATGCTTGGAATTTTTGACTTTGAAAGTGTTCGTTCGCAAGTGCAAGCGAATGAACCACTCCGGGCATCCCAAGACACGCATAAGCGCAACCTCAATCAATTGAACATCTGCACACTGAAACTTGTCGTTTGAGCTAAAGTCACACTCAACCCAGAAATCTTTGTCAGTTTTCCTCTCCAAATGGTGAGTATACTCGCAGGCAGTTTTACGGTAGCTGGTGTGGTATTGGTACTTGGCATTGTGGTCCCTTTTGCCAATCTCCTCGAGGCAATGGTCAAGCCGCCTCATGAGCTCATTAAAAATGGGCCCAGAAACGGCGTTGTACACATCAGTCCCCTTGAAAATGACGCGAGGGGCCCAATTGGGC